ACCTTCCTCTACACTGCTATTTATCATATCGTAAAGTACCTGACCATGCTTCTCCACATAAGCAAATAGAATCAGTGTATTGCCAGTTTGATTCAAGGCAAGTTTTTTAATAAAATTGTTTCTCTTTGGTAGAGTGCAAATGTAATCCATCTCTTCTTGATAGGACTCAAAGATGTATGGTTCATGTTGCAGCAAAAGAACACTGATGTTTAATGCAGATAGATATCCCTTATCAATCAGTTGTTTAGTCTTGACAACTTTATTGACTGGACCAAATAATCCTTCCAATACAAGTTGATTCGTATTTGATCCATCTAGTGTTCCTGTGAATCCAATACGATGTTTGCAATTGTGTAACTTAGTCATGATATTAATCAGTGACTTTGCTTTGAACTGGTGTGCTTCGTCTCCAATTACACAATCAAACTTTTCAAAATACTGTTTCGGCATCTTGTAGATAGATTGCCATGTCGTAATCGTTACCTGTTTGTTGGTTTGTTTATCCTTACCTGCGTATATCTTGTGACAGTTATCTTCCGATGACCATCCATAACTATCAAAATCACCGCATAGCTGTTCCACCAGTGACGTTGTAGGGACGATGATCAAGACATTTGACCCCTTGGCATCAAAATATCTGGTAATTACGTAAATCATCAGCGATTTGCCAGAAGCAGTTGGAGATAATAGAAGTCTCCTGTTGTACTTCAGTGCTTGAAAGATTGCATTGTACTGATAATCTCGTACCTTGAATGGTATGTTTAGATGTTTAACATAATCAACTACTCCCTGTGGGCTAATAAAGTCATTTGATTCTCTAGGTAATCCGTAAAATTTGTTATCTAGATCTTCATAAGTGTAATCTCTTTGTTCCAACCAATCCGTCAAGTAATCATAGAGACCACAATAAATTTTTCCGTCTCCTGGACTAAACAGTTTGATAGTTCCATCCCACAATCTTTTCTTGTATGCGGGCATGAACTTTGCACCTGGAACCTCAAATGTGAAATACTCTGATAACTCGTATTTAATGTGAGGTTCACACTCAATTGTCAAGTAAACTTCATTGCGCTTTTGGATAGTTACGTCAGACATCAAATACTTCCTTGCATAAATTTCTGCCAATCAATGCTATTCTTGATTTGAAATCCTCGGTTGTTAATACAACTTAAAACTTTTTCAAGAAAAAACATGATTTCCTCATAATAATTTATGCGAGCAGAAGCAGTCTGTATTTCTGGATCGGATTCCATATACAGTGGGAGATCTTGTTTGAGTATCTTTAAGTCAAAGGGATTTTCTTGATATACTTCTGGACTAGCCTTCCCAGTGTAGTATTCAAATTTTTCACGCAGTAAAACCTTATACTCTTGTTCTTTCTTGATCTTCAGGAGTTTTACATCAGAAAGATAGTTGAGATACTTACTATGCAGTTGTGGAATTTTAAGTGATTCTTCGTCTAATAATTCATTGTCAATTCTAGAGTCTTCAGCCCATTGGGATTTAATATCGTCAAGTGTAATCATACATAAAACTCAATCGTAAAGTATGTAGGCCCTACGGAATTGTTACCGTTGTTGAATCTGTAGCGGATCCACCTCTTCCTTGTGCTGTGATAGTATATGTTACTGCACCAGCAGAAACAGTAGACCTTAGAATATCATGAGTTCCATTTTCAAGAGTAACCTCACCAACACCTTGATCAATTGTTAATCTCTGTGCATTAGTTGAAAAATAACGGAGTCTAATTACATTATCTCCATTCGCATTTTGAGTTAGTTCTGATGTTATAGATGTAGTTGGTGCTGAGTAGTCTGTGGTATCAAATGCTGGTTTACCAATGTCTTCAATTTCAAAAATAGAAAATTTGAATGTTGCATCTACAGCAAAGTATTCCGTGTCTGTATATGTAGAATCAAAGTTAAGTCCACCCAATGATACAGGGAAAAGATCTTTAAAATATATTCTAAATTTTTTATTGAAATTTGAATCTAGTATGAATATTATACCATCACTATATTGTTTCTCTGCGTATGAATCTCCATCCGAAAACTCCGTCCAATCCTTTGATGACTCTGGATGACCAAGATATCTGATCCAGTTATGGATTGACAAATAATTTTTTAGATTTTCATCAACTAAAAATCTAACTGTGAGATCATCATAATTTACTTCATCACCTGGTTCTGGTAAAGTATTCCATCTTGTAGCTTGGGTAGCTACCGACAAATTCTGTGATGGGATATTTGCCGATTGACAGTAAAAAGATACCCCAGGCAGCTTTTTCAAACTGAACTGGAATCCAATACCAGATAAAAAATTAGATGGACAATTTGGATTGTCTGCAAAATACGCCATGAAGTTTTCTAACTATTTATTCTAAACCTATCAAGTACTCTGTGAGACTATCTTTTAGTTGTTGTTCTGTTAACGCTGGTTCTTCTTCCAAATAGTCTTCTAGTACTTTTGTGCAGTGATTCTTTAGTGCGATGTCTGTACTCCAACCAATTGTATCGTTTACTATGTCTCTAGGAGTCATTAACATGAGAATATTTACAACTACTGTATGTATAAAAAAAGAGGACCCCGAAGGATCCTCTGTAAAGTATGTGAACAAATGATCACATGAGGTTCTTAACAGCAACTCTTCTGTAGTAAACGTTGCTGTTTGCAACGATAGCGTTGCTTGACTGAGTGGTGCCACGTGAGAATGGGTTCGCAACCATGCCGTAGCGGGTCTTGAATCCAATCTTGGGCTGGAAGGTGTCCTGACCGATTGAACGAACCATCTGGAGAGGAACGTATGGGCAGTAGAAGAGACCTGCATCATAAGCAGAAGTACCCTTATAACCCATGACATAGAAGTGGTCATCTGCAACGTTAGCAGAATAAGGATCAACATAGACCTTGATTCTACCGTTGAGTGTACCAACGAGGGTTGACTCGGTATCATCAACACCAGCAAGACCAGCGTTACCACCGAGAGCAGGAGTGTACTCAAGTACACCTGCCATACCTAGAGCACTTGCAACGTCTGCAGAACAGACGATGAAGTTGCCCTTCCCTCTACGAGTCTCATGACCGATTGCGTTTGCATCTCTTTCGATCTGATAGATAAGACCCTTGAACTTCTCTGCCATCCAACGACCGTTGGAGTCAACGTCAAGGTCAAACTGACCAGCGTTTGCAACGTTGTTCTGAGCACCTGGTTTTGCAGTTACGTAGATGGTACGAACTACTTCACGGTTGATCTCAGCAAGAACTTCAGCCGAAAGAATGTTGGCGAGTTCTGCTTCTGCATCAAGACCATGGATTGCCTTGAGGTCTTGAGCGAGTTCTAGTGAGTACTCAGCCTTGAGCGCACGACCCTTTGCTTCAACAGCAACTTTCTCGATCGAGAATGACATCTCGCGGAAAGCAGCAGCAGGATCAGAACCGAGTTGCTCAAGAGCAGTGGTGTTCATACCTGCGACTGCAGCGTAGTCTCCTTGAGTACCACCTGAAGCAGGGTTTAGAACTGAAGGGTTGGTTGCAGTCTCACCAGTTGCAGCAGTGTAAGTACCACCAGCAGCAGAGAAACCAGAAGGAGTCTCGTTGTAGAACGCTTCGTTGGTGAATACGTTTGGAGTTGCACCGTTACCGTCACGGTCAGCACCACGGTGCGAACGCATTGCGAAGATAAGTCCAGTAGGACCACTCATTGGTTGAACACCGCAGATGTCATATGCCATTAGTTTTGGCATTGAACGGCGGATGAGTGAGATTAGAACGGGGTCAAAACCAGCAACAGGTGGGTTAGAACCTGAACCTGTGAAACCACCTGTACCAGCCGACATGGTTGGTGAAGAAGGTGCTTCAGCAAGCATTCCACGCTCTTCGCGGAGGAAACGCTCTTGGTTTTCTAGAAGAACGGCAGTAACTGCACGTCTGTGGGGATCTTTGATTGACTCAAGAGCGTTAGACTCCAGAATAGGAGACCACTTCTCTTGAAGGTGTTCGGAATTATACATTGGATTGATTCTCCTGATGTTTGTTATGTTAGAATCTGTTAATATTTATAGAAGATGTCACTTAGACCATCTTTCTAGTGCAGCTGCATATGCAGCCATTGGACCCTCTTCAGAGATGACTTGAGTCTTCTCTACAAGATCTTCCGTAGAAGATGCTTGTGTTCTGGGGAAATAATTTTCTTTGATCGTTTCGATCTTTTCACGATAAGATTCTTCACTAACGAACTCAACACCTTCTGCGAGAGAGGCAAGCTTTTCTTTTTGTGTTTGAGCGAGACCTTCGGAAATTTCTGCAACAATTCCATTTTTAATATAGGTTCCGACTGTCTGATTGAGCTCAACATTTACGTCGATTTGCTCGTTGAGTTTCTCTTCCATTTGATCTAGTCTCTCTGCCATATCGGCGAGAATATCATACTTATCTTCTGGGATATCTACATAATGTTGTTCGAAGAGGTTCTTGAGACCAAGAATGAACTCTTCAGTCAACTCACTACGTAGACCGTTGTCAATAGCAAGTTGGTTCTCACCAACCCACTGTTCGGTTACGTAATCGAGATGAGCTTCAACTTTGGTTTCTAGAGATTCTTTGATCTCTTCGATTTCTTGGTTGAGTCTCTCCTCGTAAACTTTCTCAAGTTTTTCTACTTCTTCAACAACCTTTGACTTAACAGCGGCTTCAAAGATTGTTGCTGCTTTGAACTTGAACTCTTCTGAAAACTCTTCACCGCGAAGAAGTGCTTCTACGTCATCCTTAACGTCGATTGACATTTCAGCGTCTACTTCCTCACTCTCCTTCATTCCAGCCTGACCAGGTGCGG